GCTGAGACAGGCGACCTAGGATGGCGCTACCCACAGTCACAGTCTGCTTCAGAAGCAAGCAAGATTTGGGCTGGAGAAATTGGTGAGTACGAAGGCGCGTTCTTCGTTGAGTCATCACGTCTATACAATGCTAAGACAGGTGCAGACCAGTCAACACTAGCAACAACAGCAGTAACAGTAGCAGGAACATCAGCAGGATTTACATTCGGCGTTGCTTCATCTGCAGTTATTGCAACACGTGCTGAAGTTGGTGACAAGATTGCAGGAACAGGTATCGCTTCAGGTGCAAAGATTACTGCTATCACTACATCAGGTTCAACAACTACATTTACTGTAGACACAGCAAACACAGCAGCAGTAACAGTTTCAACAACTGTAACTGTAACTCCAGTAACACGTGTATTCAACACAATCGCATGTGGTTCACAGGCAATGGCAGAAGCCGTAGCGGAAGAACCACACGTAGTTATTGGTAACGTAACTGATAAGTTGATGCGTTTCCGCCCAATGGGTTGGTACGGCGTACTTGGCTTCGCAGTCTACCGTGATGAGGCTCTATACCGAATCACATCTGGTTCATCAATCGCTGCTCTCTAGTAGTTAATTGACTGTAGGGCTGGGGCAACCCAGCCTTATGGTGAGTCCACTAAAGGAGGATGAATGTCTAACTGGTTATTTAAAACACCAACAGTTGAAGAAGGCCCTGCTGGCATGCACAGACTGTTTGAGTTTTATAAGTTGGACCGTGGTATATCTATTGTATTAGATACTAATGGACAGTACCAGCAAATTCGTTATCCACTTGATTCTGATTTACCAGACTATCCAGTTGTTTATCGTGGTGGATATAACTACACAGTAGACGATGCTACTAAGGCAGCACTTATTGCTGGCAATGTAGGAATAACGGAAGCGAACTTTACAGAAGTATGAGCCTACATCAGATACAGACACATCCTGAATATGTAGAAGGATGCTTTGGGTGCAAGGTTATGACCCTTGAATTAGGTACAGGTGATGCCGACTCTCGCCGTCAAAGGCCACAAAAAGCATTTAACGAAGAACTCAATGCTTACAAGGAAGCCAGAGCACAGGGTATACAACCTGGTGGTACATCAATGCAAAAGATTCGTGAAGCCGAAAAGGCTTCCGAAGTATTAGGCAAGCCATACAACTCGAACACAATGCCTGATGCAAACAAAGTAAACAAATCAACCGTAGCGGTAATGAAAGAGATAGGACAAATATAATGCCAATGGTAAACGGAAAGAAGTTCCCATATACACCTGCAGGTAAGAAGGCAGCCAAGGCATATGCCGCTGGCGAGAAGATGGAATCCAAGTCTGAAAAGATGATGGAAATGAAAAAGGGTATGAAGAAGAAGGCTGTTAAGAAGACAGCAAAGAAGATGGTTATGAAGAAGATGGGCAAGAAGAAGTAAATGGCTGCCAAAAAGAAAACGCCAGCAGAAGTTAGAGACATTCAAACACGTATTAAACCACGCAAACTTACAAAGTTTGAAGAGTTGCTAATTAAGTACAAAGGTGACATCACAAAGATTCCTGGTTGGCAGGGTGGACGAGGAACAGAATGAAAAAGCATCCTGGATTTAAAGCAGTTCAAAAAAAGATTGCTAAGAAATCTAATGTATCTATGGAAGCAGCAGGTGCAATTCTTGCATCATCTAGCCGTAAGGCTAGCGCTGCTGCTAAGAAAAAAAATCCACGTTTAAAGAAGGTTAAAGGATAATGTCAGACCCTAGACTAAAGCGAGCAGGAGTGTCAGGCTTTAACAAGCCTAAGCGCACACCAAATCATCCAACAAAATCACACGTAGTTGTGGCTAAAGAAGGCGATAAGGTTAAGACTATTCGCTTTGGTCAGCAGGGTGTTACTGGCGATAGAAAGCCAACAGCCCGTCAGAAGTCCTTTAAAGCACGTCATGCCAAGAACATTGCCAAAGGCAAGATGTCAGCAGCCTACTGGGCGGATAAAGTCAAATGGTAAAAAAGAAGGCTAAGTCTAAAGTTAATGCGGCTGGTAACTATACCAAGCCAGCAATGCGTGCTGCTTTGTTTAAGAAAATTAAAGCAGGCTCTAAGGGTGGAGACCCTGGTGAATGGTCTGCCCGTAAAGCCCAGTTGCTTGCAGTTGAGTACAAGAAAGCAGGAGGCGGTTACAAATAATGGCACTTGCTAAGTCACAAAAGTCCTTAAAGAAGTGGACAAAAGAAGAGTGGACAACCTCTGATGGTAAACCTTCCAAGGGCAAGAAAAGATATTTACCTAAGAAAGCATGGTCTGCGCTAAGCGCATCTGAAAAAGCAGCAACTAATAAGGCTAAGGCTGCTGGCAATGCAAAGGGTAAGCAGTTTGTAAAACAACCAAAGTCAATAGCAAAGAAGGCTGCGAGGTTTAGATAATGGCAGTAGGAGAAGCAGGTAGCACATTTGCTGATGAGTTAAATCGTCTTGCAAATGGTGGAACATATCCAGCACTAACAGCATATAAGTCTGAACAAGGCGCAGCCAACGCTTATGCATCTACTAGTGGACTAGGCATTATTGCTGCACTTAATATCAAGGCTAGCGCAAGTCGTCAACCTAAAGATTACAAAATGTTAAACGCTGTTTGCAATGAACTAGCAGGAACTACTGGACTATCAGCCGTTGTTGCATTAAGGAGCATAGACCTATGACAATAACACTAACGCAAATGATTGATGAAGTTCTTATTAATCTTGCAGGTTATACCTATCAGCAGGACCGCTCAACATATCTAAGAACTGCGGTAACTGGTTTAACATCTCCAAGTACCTCACCTACAATCCTATCTCTAGGGGACACAAGCAATGTGGGTAAAGGTATACTTGAGGTTGATGAAGAGTTAATGTGGATTGATTCATTTGACCGTGTTGGCAATACAGCAACTGTCTCTCCTTATGGTAGAGGCTATTTAGGCACAGAGGCTGCTACACATGCTGCGGATGCAAAGGTTACTATTGCACCTATTTTTCCACGCTATGTTGTTAAAAAGGCTATTAATGATACTATTGAAGCAGTTGGCGCTTCTATCTATGCAGTTAAGCAAACATCATTTGTTTACAATGCAGCGGTAACTACTTATGAGTTTCAAGATTTAAATATAGAAAATATTCTTACAATGTCATGGCAAGATATTGGGCCAACAAAAGAATGGATTAGAGTTCGTAGATGGACCTTTGACCCATTTGCTGACACAGCAGCATGGGGTAGCAACTCACAAACTGTAACTATTAATGATGTTATTATTCCTGGCAGAACTGTTAAGGCTATGTATGCTACACATCCAGTACCTTTCACAAGTAACTCACAGGATTTTTCTACACAGACTGGATTATCAAATACAGTTAAAGATGTAATTATTTTAGGTGCAGCCTACAGACTATTGTCTTATCTTGACCCAGCCCGTGCTGCTCAGTACAGCCCACAGGCTGATGAGATTGATTCTAAGCGTCCGTTTGGTGCATCTAACACAGCGGTACGTCAAATCTTTGGACTGTATCAACAGCGCCTTAATGAAGAAAAACAAAAGCAACTAACTCAGTACCCAGCAAGAGTTCACTACAGCCGATAGGAATATAAATGACAACTAGAAATTACTCTTCACGCTCTCAGCAATCTACGCTGACTAGTGCGGTTACTGCTGGTGCAACAACAATTGTTGTTCAGTCTGGACCTGCGTTACTTGGCGGTGCAACTATTGCAGGTGGTACAACCTTTACTTTAGTTGTTGACCCAGATACAGCCCTTGAAGAAATTGTAGATGCCACGGCGGTATCTACTAATACCTTTACAATTACCCGTGGTATTGATGGTTCATCGGCACAGGCTCACTCTGCTGGTGCGGTTGTTCGCCACATGGCTATTGGTCGTGACTACCGCGAAGCCAATACACACATTGAGGCTACTACAGGTGTTCATGGTATTTCAAATGGTTCATCAGTAGTTGGAACAACAGATACTCAGACGCTGACTAACAAGACTCTTACAAGCCCTACAATTACAAACCCAAGTATTTCTGGTGCAGGTGTAGATGCAAGCATTGTCTTTGAGGGTGCTACAGCAGATGCCTACGAAACTACTTTGACTGTAGTTGACCCTACACAGGACAACACAATCACCCTGCCTAACACAACTGGCACAGTGGTAATTGCTACAGCAACACAGACTCTTACTAACAAGACTTTAACTAGCCCAACTATTTCAGGTAGCCCAGTTATTACTGGTCTGTCATCTGTTGGTATGACAACATCATCTGCTACTCCTAAAGACTACGTAGATAGTATTTTAGGCTCAGCAACTGCAGCATCTACATCTGCTGCTAGTGCAGCCACCAGTGCTACATCCGCTGCTACAAGCGCTACAAGCGCAGCAGCATCTGCATCTGCAGCGTCTGCATCTGCTACTACTGCAGCAAATTCAGCAACTGCAGCAGCAACCAGTGCTACTTCAGCAGCAACCTCTGCTACAGCAGCGGCAACTAGTGCAACTAGCGCCGCAAATAGCGCAACTACTGCTGCTAACTCAGTGGCAACAATTGCAGGTTATGCAACTACTGCCTCTAACTCGGCAAGTGCAGCAGCGACAAGCGCTGCAAGTGCTGCAACATCTGCTGCATCTGCAGCGGCATCTACAAGCGCTGCTGCTGCTAGTGCAACTGCTGCTGCAACTAGTGCTACATCTGCTTCTAACTCTGCAACGGCTGCAGCCACATCAGCAACAAGCGCAGCCACATCTGCAACGGCTGCTGCGACTTCTGCTACTAGCGCTGCTGCAAGTGCAGCCTCGGCTGCTGCCGCAGTTGCCGCATCATTTGATGCTAAGGGTGACTTACTAGTAGGTACAGGTTTAGATGCTTTTAGCCCACTAACAGTTGCAGCAACTAATGGTTATGTACTTAGCGTTAACTCAGCAGCAGCAACAGGCTTAGCCTGGATTCCAAACGATACTGGAGACATTACTGGCGTAACCGCTGGGACTGGACTTACTGGTGGAGGAACATCAGGTACTGTCACTCTTAATGTTGATACAACTACAATTCAAGCAAGAGTTGCAAATGTAACTGATACAGAGATTGGATACCTTGATGGTGTAACCTCTGCTATTCAGACTCAGTTAGATGCTAAGGCTGCAACTGCAAACACTGTATCTACTGCTGGTGGCTCGACAATTACAGTTGCATCTGGTACAACAGTTCCACTTACTATTCAAAACAATGGTACTGGTAATTCATTTGTAGTCAACGATGTTGCTTCTGATACATCAGCACTTACTGTTGATGCGGATGGTTTAGTGTGGGTTGGCAACAATACAGACTTACCAAACATTCCTGAACTTAATATGATTGTTAGTACTGAAACTGGAGTAGGTCATTCTTTAGTTGTTAGAAAATCTAACGATGGTGGCAATTCTTCAAATATGAGTTTAGCAAAATCAAGAGGAACAAACTCATCACCAACAACTGTACAAAGTTCTGATGGCATTGGCGCTTATTGTTTCCACGCTTATGATGGTACTAATTATTTACAAGTAGCATCAATATCTGCTACTGTTGATGGTACACCTGGTACTAATGATATGCCTACTAGATTAAACTTTGCAACAACTGCTGATGGCGCTGCTGCACATACTGAGCGTATGCGTATTGACTCAACTGGTCGTGTACAAATTGTAAACGGTGGAGTGCTAGAAGCACCAGTAGTGCAAAATGCACAGACTGGAACTACATATACATTTGTTCTTTTAGATGCTGGTAAGTTTGTTACAGCAACTAATGCGTCTGCTCAAACATACACTATTCCATTAAACTCATCTGTAGCGCTTCCCGTTGGAACTGTTATTAATTTAATTCAAGATGGTACTGGTCAAGTAACAATTGCTGCTACTAGTGGAGTAACTCTTTGGTCTAATGCTGCTACATCAAGTTCTCCTAAAACTCGTGTTCGTTACTCAGCATTGAGTCTTGTAAAAATTGGAACAGATTTTTGGTACTGCATTGGAGATATTGTTTAATGATTATCCCTGGAATATTTGCATCACAGATATCAGGAAAATTATCATCTGCATCTTATGATTCTATTGCTACCTTAAGTGGTAATGGAAGCGCAAGCCAACTTACTTTTAGTTCCATACCTAGCACATACACTCATTTACAAGTAAGGCTTATTGCTCGCGGTGTTCGCTCTTTTGCATCCGAGCAATTATACATTCGCCTAAACGGAGATGGTGGAAGCAACTATGCTTACCACTATTTATATGGTGATGAATCGGCTGGTCCACAAGTTAGTGGACAAACAAGTACAAGTACTTTTTTTGTTGCTGAAATGCCAGCAGCAAATGAAACTACTAACCTTTATTCATCACATATAGTTGATGTATTAGATTACACAAACACTAATAAAAATACTACTATGCGTTCTTGGTCGGGTTATGATAACGCTACAAGCAGTGCAAATAGTGGAAAGATATGGCTAGGTTCATCTGTTTGGATGAATACATCAGCAGTAACATCTCTTACTGTTTTGTCAAATGGTGCCTTTGCTACTAATACAAGAATTGCTTTATATGGAATTAAGGGGTAAAAATGGCATTAACATATGAACCAATTTCAACTATAACTCTTACTAGTACTGCTGGCATTATTACATTTTCTAGCATTCCGCAAACTTATACTGACCTTGTTATGATTCAATCAGCCCGAGTTACTAGTGCTTACGACATTACTGCAATACGAATAAACAGCGTTACTACTAACTACAGTGGTGTTTACATTGAAGGTAACGGTTCAGGGGCTACTTCTGGTTCTGGTAATGCTGAAATTTCAATGCGTGCAGGTTATGTTCCAGGAACTTCATATGGAAATGAATGGTCTAGTGAAATTTATAACTTCTTAAATTACTCAAATACAACAACTCTTAAGACTGGGTTAAGCAGAACTAGTTTTACTAATTCACCTGCTGGTTTTAACACTCAAGCAAAAATAACTTTAATTCCAACAACTTCTGCAATTACTCAAATTACTTCACAGACAGCAAATGGTGCTAGTTGGGCTATTGGTTCAACATTTACCCTTTACGGAATTAAGGCGGCATAATGGCGAATACATTTGATAAAATTGCTAGTGCAACAGTTGGAGTTGGTGGGGCTGCAACAATAATTTTTACTAGTATTCCACAAACTTACACAGATTTAATTGTAAAAGTTAGTGGAAGAGTAGATTCTGGAACTGCAACACAATCTATGGCAATGGCATTTAATTTTGCAGCACAAGGAAATGTATGGTCACAAAAGTGGGTTAACTCAGACGGAGCGGTTGGCTATGGGTCAGGGTCTTATTCTGGCGCTAGTGCTTTATATCCATTTTATATGCCAGCCGCTTCTGCTACTGCTAACACTTTTGGTAATGGTGAATTTTATATAACTAATTATTCATCAACAACAAAAAATAAATCTGTAGTAACAGATGGTGTAACTGAAAATAATGCTACTAGTTCGGGTTCACAAAGAAGCGAATTTGGAGCAATGCTTTTTGCAGACAATACAGCAGTTACTTCTATTACGCTTTATGGAAATACAAACTTTGTCCAACATACAGTAGCAACTCTCTACGGCATCAAGAACTCATAAGGAGAAACAATGACAATAGCAATCGAATTAAACTGTGAAACAGGAGAACTGGTTGAGCGTCCTTTGACAGCAGAAGAACTTGCTGAACAAGAAGCACAAGCAGTAGCATTTGCAACAGCAGAAGCAGAACGTGTGGCAGCAGAAGCAGCAGCACTTGCGGCTAAAGAATCTGCACAGGCTAAGTTGGCAGCATTGGGTTTAACTGCTGACGAAATCGCAGCACTATCTAAGTAACGAAAGCGGGGGACATAATGACTAAAGTAAACAAAGGAACACTAGCAATTGGCTGGTGTGACAATGGCAATACTGATGGTAAATTTACAGAAGGTGTTGTTAGTGTGGCATTACAGTGCGCTAATAATGGGATTGAACTAACCCACAGTATGCGAGTGCAAGGCAATCAGATTGGTAGACAGCGTCAGGTTTTATTTGATTACTGGGCTGACCAAATTAAAAGTGATTGGCTACTATGGGTTGATTCAGACATTGTAGTTAACATGGAAGTAGTTGCTAAACTTTGGGATACTGCTGATAAAGTTAATCGACCAGTCGTTAGTGGTACTTATTTTATTTCTAAAGAAAATGAGGGAACACTGGCTAAGCCATTCCCAGCATTGTTCTATGATGTTGATGAGTTTAGTATTCAGCATGTACATCCACTACCAGATAATGAACTTATTAAAGTAGATAGCGCAGGCTTTGGATTTGTACTGATGCATAAATCAATTATTGAACCTATGCGTCAAAAGTTTCCAAACCAATCAATGTTTGCTGAGCAAGAAAACGTTGGCGACAAGTATGTAGGTGAAGACATTGTCTTTTTCCGTAAGATGCAAGCAGCAGGTATTCCACTGTATGCACACACTGGTGCATTGGTAAGACATATTAAACGCTTTAGTCTTGACTATGACTACTATGCATTGTACTGGGCACACGAACATTTAAAGAATAAACTTAAAGAACAACAACAAGACTAGGAGTCTAAGTGGCTAATCGTGATATTACCGAAGGTCGTCCGACTAGGGCTATTGCTGTTGACGTTGGTGTCGTTGCCACCTCTGCTATCTGGCAGAATACAGACATAGCCTACGATGTTGCTATTGGTGGTATGCCGTTTATCTATGCGATTAGTGATTCCCGTCCTTATATTCGACAAACTGCACCATTTCGTAAAGAACAATTTGATGACCAGACTACCCCAGGTGAACAGTCACTTACTGGTTGGTGGATTAGAAGTCAGATATCTTTTCATGGCGGAGACGGTATAACATTTTTTGACCCATCTCAAAGCGTAGCCAATACACCTGGACATTTTCGTTTTGCAGATAGTCAAGGAGTAAATGTATTTGAACAAGGCAAAGTAACTTTACTTAAAAGTGTAGTTGATACACATGAAATTACTGGTGAAGTTACAGGTTCTGACCATCAACATGTTAACCAACACATACGTTCTATTCAATGGTCTGGTACTAATGGAGTATTAGTGCATGATGAATATGACGTAGATAAAATCGCTGCTAATGGTACTGTTACTCACTTTATTGATTACAATACTGGTAGTGCTGAACCTGTATATGCTATTTGTGATGATGGTGTTTATGCATACTGGGTAACAAATGCCACCGCAGGCGGTGCTAATAAACTTCATATGTATAAGAAGTTGTTAACTGACAATACAACAACCATTCCATCTCCAATGTTTACTGCAAATGGTGTTGTTATTCAGTATGCTTCTATGGAGTTTATTAAAGACCGTATTGTTCTTTGTGTAAATAATGCTGTATATGAATTGCCAACCAATGCTGCTGCATTACCTAGCCCAGTTTACACAAACTCTAATACTAACTATCACTACACATCTATTGCTGCTTCTGGTCCTGCTATTTATACTGCTGGACATTCTGGTATTTACTCTACTATTCAGAAGTACACACTATCTACCGCTGGTGTAATGCCTACTCTTACATCTGCTGTAGTTGCAGCAGAACTACCTGCTGGTGAGATTGTAGAAAAGATGTATTACTATCTAGGTTACATGATGATTGGAACCAACAAGGGTATTCGAGTTGCCGCAATCTCCGACCAAGATGGTTCAATTAATTACGGTCCTTTAATTGTAGAAACATCTCAACCAGTTTATGACTTTGCTGCTAGAGATAGATTTGTTTGGGCAGCATCAGGCATAGGCGCTTTAGATGGCGGACTTATCCGCCTTGACTTAGGAACAGAAATAGAACAATTACGTTTTGCTTACGCAAACGATTTACAAGTTCAACAAAACACAGAACACTACACAACAGCAGTGGCATTTCTTGGCAGTACTAATCGCCTTGCATTTACTACAGCCCGCAATGTAACAGATGGTGCAATTTACTTAGAGTCAGCAACAGAGTTAGTACCTAATGGTTATTTAACTACTGGTTATATTAGATACAATACTCTTGAGCCTAAAAACTTTAAGCGCCTTGTTGCACGTGGAGATTACACTTACGGCTCAATGACTTTAGAAACAGTAACTGCAGATGGTACTGAGTATGATGTCGTATCCTACGACTCATCAGTTCCACCAATTGAAGTAACTACTTCCAATCCACAGGAAGCACAGGAGTATTTAGCCTACAAGTTTATTATTTATCGTGATGGCACCGACCCTAGCAAGGGTCCTATTATGGAGGGCTACCAAGCAAAGGCTTACATTGCTACTCCACGCCAAAGAATTATAAAGTTTCCTGTCTATTGTTATGATGTAGAAACAGATAAGTACAACGTAATGACAGGATATGAAGGAAGAGCATTTGACAGAATCGCACAACTAGAATCTGTTGAACAAAACGGTGACGTTGTTACATGGCAAGATTTAACCACAGGTGAATCT